GCAGTTTCAACGGATGTTGCCGTTGCTCCAGACGGCAGTCAAACCGCCGAAGGAATCCAAGCTCTTAATTCTTCAAGCTCAGAAAAGCGCGTACAACAAGGCATAGCGTCAGTACCATCTGGTACATATCTTACAGCAAGTTTTTATGTCAAAGCTGCACGACTATCGTTTGTTGCTGTTACCGTCTATGACTCAATAGCAAGGGTCGTTCGTAAATTTGTAAATTTATCAAACGGAGCAATAGGATCGAGTGCAGATGATAATAGTCCGCAAGAGCCTACGTTTAATGTGGAAAGCGTAGGTAATGGCTGGTATCGCATATCCGCTGGTCAGCGAACGGTAGGTACAGGAACGGTCACAATGCGGGTTCAACCGGCGGCTAGCGACGGGAATTTAGCATACAGCGCATCAGAGAGTAATGTTGACGAAATCTATGTTTGGGGAGCGCAACTCGAAAAAACATTTAATTCCCCAAGAACGTATTTGCCAACCACGACTGAAGCCGTTTACGAACCGACAAAACGAACCTCATTAAACAGTTTTGTCGAAATCCAGAAAAACCGAGACGCAACTGAAACATGGGCGTGGAGATTCAGCCACGACTATGACAAAGAGTATGCGGTCAGCACTACGAGCACATACCAAGACATTCGTGACCAAACTGGAACTAACAATTGGGTCAGTTATGGGTTAAAGATTGCCGAAGCATCTGGAACAGCAGCGGGCGCAGTCTCGCATGGGTTTGCAACTGGAAACACTGTTGTCACACATGGTTTGGCGTCAAGCCGATATGCCGTTTTGTTATTCCCACGTAACGGTGGAGATGTTTACGTTTATCATCCAGACGTTACAACCGGCGAGCTTTTAATTCTAAACAGTTCCGCCGCCGATGCTGCCAGCAATCGCATACGCGATGTAACTACTACGACTTTCAGCATTGAGTCCGGTGCAACACAAGGCGTCTACGACTACCTTGTCCTCGATGACAACGGATCAAGCTCTGCACTGGGAAAATACATCGGAAATGCATCAGCATCCGGGCCTTATATCTCGACGGGCCACCAGCCTCGATGGTTATGGATTAAACGTATCGATGTGGCAAACAGTTGGGTCTTACAAGATACCGCTCGGCACACTTTTAATCCGGTCGATTCTTATTTACAGGCTGAGAGCGACAGTGCTGAAACACTAACTACTGGTGACGTAGACTTTTTAGCGGATGGCTTCAAAATTCGTACAGCTAGCGGCAACGCCTGGAACGCAACTGGTGGCAGCTACGCCTACATTTCACTTGGCGACATTTCTGGCAACGGTGATTTACCACCGATTTACGGACGATAGGAGATACAATAATGATTGCATTAGAATCGAGTGGACGAATTGTTTACCAAGGGTCTTGGAGTTTAAAACTACAAGAAATGATAGGGCTTGTTGGTAATAAGCAACCAAAGTTGCCGTTTGATACTTCTTTGGGAACACTACGAAATGTAAGGTTTGCAAAACCAGTCTTGGACAAGTACCAAGTAGCAGGTACAGAAACTGGTGAGGTAAAAAACAACGAGTGGCTTATTACTTCTACTGCCAAAGACATTTCTGTAGAATCTGCTAAAGTTATAGCAAAAAACGAAGTATCTCAAAAAAGATATGAAGTGGAAAACGGTGGCATATTTTTAAACAATAAATTTTATGCAACAGACAGAGATTCACAATCTGCAATTAGCCGCATGACTGGGACAATTGCCTGGAAAGCAGCTGCTACAGTTGTTAAAGACGAGAAAACTTTTATTTCTGACTCTGAGTTTGTTGATACAGACATGGACGCTTTAAAGATTGCTGTTGCTGCTCACGTTGCAGCTGCCTATGCTAAGGAAAAAGAATTTGTAATAGCCATTAATGCTGCTGACACTATTGCTGCCCTGCGTTTAATTGACTTAACATCTGGATGGACAGAAGTACCCTTGAGAGACTTTTAATGCTAACTAAGAAAAAACCAGAGACTATCAAAACAACAAGCCATTCTAAATGGATAATTAGTCATGGCGATATGATCGAATTGTTAAAAACCTTAGAAAATAAAAAACCGTTAAAAATTGGAAATAAAATGCGTATACTTATTTTAATTTTAGCATTTCTTGCCATTCCGTTGCACTTAGCTGTTGCAGATACCTGGACTAAGGGTGACAAAGTTAATGTGTTTTTCATGTGCATTGAAGAAAAAGACATAATGGACGTTGCTTATGCAGACTCTAAAAGTGAACTAAGGTATGCCAACACTCTAAAGATTAAACAATTTGATGGTAGGTGTAACTTTGTTGCTCCTCCTATTATGTTGAATATAAGCAATGTTATAGGAAGTTACAAAGACCATAGAGAAAAAGAAACTTCTATTTTAAAACTACACGATCCTGCGACAGACTTAAAAGCTGGTTATATTATAGCAGAAGGCAGACCAGCCAGTGCTAAGGAAATGTCACATTAGCTTGACAACTGTTGAGAATAATGGTAAAATAAACTAAGGACTAGACTAATGACAGTAGAATCTGCCAGCTACATTAGCCAGCTAAGTACATCGAATCCAGCTGCTGGTGATAACATTTCTGAAGGTGACGATCATATTCGTCTTATAAAAACTGTCCTTCAGACACAGTTTCCAAATTTAAGCACTGCGGCTGTTAACCCAACAGCAGCGCAGATGAACAAGTTAGGGTTTGAAACTGGTACGGTTATGATGTACGCATCTAACTCAATACCTACAACCCAGACAATCAGCGGTGTAAATGACTTTTTGTTATGTGACGGGTCATCATTTTCAACATCTACATATTCTGCTTTGTTTGGAATAATTGGAACTACTTTTGGTGGATCAGGTGGTAACTTTAATGTTCCAGATTTTAGAACATTTTTCCCAGCAGGTGTTGGAAGTGGTTTTGTTTTAGGAACCTCTCAAACAGCTACCGCATCTTCTGGAACAGCTGTTTTAAAAGTGCAACCCATTAACTACATTATAAAGACCTAAAATGGCAATTGACTACAGAGGTGAAAAGTTTTCCGGATACAACAAGCCTAAACGCACTTCTGGAAAAAACAAAAAGTTTGCTGTATTGGCAAAACAAGGCAGTACGGTTCGCCTAATTCGATTTGGTGATCCGAATATGTCTATTAAAAAAGATCAACCCAAGCGGCGTAAAAGCTTTAGAGCCAGACACCGCTGCGATTCTAACCCACCCAGTAAGCTAACTGCACGCTACTGGTCTTGCAAAAAATGGTGATTGAAATGCCCCCAGGACAACCTTACAATCAAAAACCCAAAAAGAAAAAAAAGAAAAAATTAGGAAACAAAATTGAATGCGGCTGTACAGAATGTAAGTGTTAGCTATGACAACGCCGTACAAAAAGAAAAAGAATACTAAGAAACCTGGACGATACGTAACAATAGCAGGTAAAAAAGTCTATACAACAGACCCCAAAACTATTATTAGAGAAGAAACTATGGAAGCTATGGGCAACGCTGTAGACAAAACAACTAAATTTTTTAAGGGTTTATTTAAATAACAATGCCTAACCCATCAACCTTATCAAGAGAACAAGCTAGCCAAGCTAGTGTGATTCTTGAAAACCCGGTGTTTAAAAAAACACTACAGAACATAAGTAACAGACTAATATCCCAATGGACAATAGCTGATACTGTAGAAGAAAGAGAACTTTGTTGGATGAAGCTAAACGCTTTGAGTTCCGTTAAGGAAGACCTGCAAGCTTTTATACACAACGATAAAATTGAAAACGGAGAGAAATAATGAGTGAGGCACCGACTAATCCCGAAGGGGAAGTCAAACAGCCACAACTTAACATGTTCGATGTCATGTTTGGAAGTGAGGAAAACACTAATCCGGAACAAGCAATCGAAGAACCTACCACTGATGACTCAGAAGAATACGAAGCTGAAGCCTTTGACGAGGCCGAAGAAGAAGTTTCGGAAGAGTTTGAAGAGGCAGACGAGTACGAGGTAGCTGACGAAGAAACTCCTACAGAAACCGCACAAGCCTACACTGTTAAAGTAGACGGCGAAGAATTTGAGGTTACCCTGGACGAGTTACGAGATGGCTATCAGCGGCAAGCGGACTACACCCGTAAATCGCAATCTCTAGCAGAGCAACGTAAAACTTACGAAGCTAATCTACAAGCAGTCCAAAACGAGCGTCAACAGTATTCTCAAGTTTTGGAACAAATGTCTCAAAATCAAAACTACGAACTACAGCAGTTTGAGAACATTGATTGGAAGGAACTAAAAGACGACGATCCTATGGAATACATGGAAAAGCGTCTTGAGTACCAAGAGGCCAAAGACAGAGTAACTCAGCTGAATAGCGAACGTGCCAGAGTGCAACAGCAGTCTCAGCAAGAGTTTAATGATATAGTATCTCAAAAGGTACAGCAAGAGGCAGAACTTTTAGCCAAGGCTTTACCAGAATACTCTGAGCCAGGATCAACATTAAAATCTGATCTCAGAAACTATGCTCTTAGTCTAGGTTTCCCGTCCAATGAAATAGATAGCATCACTGACCACAGGGTTGTAATGGTACTGCACAAAGCTATGATGCAGGACAATGCAGCTAAAGGGGTTAAGAAAGTTAAAGTTGCTCCCAAAGTTGTTAAATCAGGAACACCCCAGACTAAGACGCAAAAAGTCAAAAAGGTTGCCCAGGTTAAACGAGAGAGGTTGACGAAAACAGGTAATCCTAAAGATGCTGCAAATGTTTTTCTGGATTTAATCTCATAACCTTTTAGGAGTAACTACACATGGCACAGCCAACTGGTGTATACGTTACGTTTTCCTCCAGGGGTCTTCGTGAAGACTTGGAAAATGTAATTTACGATATTTCCCCGACTGACACGCCCTTCATGTCGATGGGCAGTCGCTCAGACGCGATTGCAGTCAATCACGAATGGCAGACTGATGCTTTGGCAGCAGTTGCTAATAACTTCCACGAAGAAGGAGCAACGCTGACGGCAGCAGAGCCAACGGCTACTACCCGTGTTGGTAACATTTGTCAGATTAGTCTCAAGACGACTCTGGTATCTGGTACGCTTGATGCGGTTTCAAAAGCTGGACGCAAGGAAGAGCTTGCCTACCAAATGTCCAAGCGTTCTAAAGAACTCAAGCGCGACATGGAACGTGCAATGGTTGGCGTCAATGTAGCTAAAGCTGCAATGTCAGCTGACAGCACTGTGCGTAAGCTTGGTTCATTGACTACTTGGGTCAACACCAACATCTCCAAGGCATCTGATGGTGCCAACGGTGCTGGTGCAGGTGCGGCGGGGCGTACTGACGGTACAGCCCGTGCGTTTACAGAAACCCTTCTTAAAGCGGCGATTCTGTCTTCCTATAACGAAGGCGCTGACATTAAGTACTTAATGATGGCTCCTGCTCAAAAACAGACCTTCTCCAGCTTTGTTGGTGTTGGTGGTAGCAGTGGCGTCAGTAACTTTAATGACGTTGCTGATCAGCGCATTATTGGCGGCATGGATGTTTACGTCAGTGACTTTGGTGAAATGGCGGTTGTACCTAATCGCTTCCAACGGTCGCGTGATGTATGGCTTCTTGATCCTGAGTACTACGGCGTAGCTTATCTGCGTCCGTTCTTCCAGCGTGAAGTTGCTAGTACGTCTGACGGTGAGCAGCGTGCGATTATTGCTGAGTATACTCTTGTTTGTAAAAACGAGAAAGCTCTAGCAGCTGTGTACGACTTGTCGTAATCTAATCAGGGGGAGGGGTAATTCCCTCCCTCTATTAGGAGTAAAAATGTCACTATACAGAAATATTAATAAAAAAAGACGTGCAGGTACTTCCAACTCTAAAAAAAACAGCACAGTTTCTGCAAAAGCATATGCTAATATGAAAGCTGGTTTTCCTAAAAAGAAAAGGAAAAAAACATGAGCGATCCTATTAAAACAACATTTAAATATGATCATGGTGAAGACAAGGTTATACTTAATAATGTGCAAGACATAAAACCTATCATAGAGCTTAACAAAAAAGAACAAAACAACGACTCTATGTATGGCATTGGTGAGAACGCAGCAGGTATGCGTAAAGTAGCCAGTATTCCTTTGGTGGTTATTGAAAAGTGGAAGCGTGAATTAGGCGTCGATATTATGAATAAAAACGACTGGCCTAAAATTAAACAGCTTCTTAACGATCCTGAGAATAGATTTTTTAGGACTAATGAAAGCAAACTGTAATGGCTCTTTCTACGTTTTCAGAACTCAAAACATCTGTAGCAAACTATCTCAACAGAGACGATCTTACAAGCGTCATCCCTGATTTTATAACGCTTACTGAAAATCGTATCAATAGAGAACTGAGAGCTAGAGCTAATGTAAGCAGGGTAACTACTAGCACTACTTCTGGAACAGACCTTTACGACTTGCCAGCTGATTTAATTGAGCTTAGAAGTGTTAGCCGTATTTCAAGCAATAACAACACTTCTTTATCCTACATGACTCCAGAATCTGGCATTAGAGAATACGGCACTACTGCAAACGGTTCTCCAAAAGCATATTCCAATATGGGAAAAGCAATAAAGCTTAGTCCTACACCAGATGCAGCATATACCATAGAGTTAATCTATTACAGCAAACTTGCCGGATTGTCCGACAGCGTAACTACCAATAATATTCTAGCAGAGTTTCCATCGTTGTACCTCTACGGTGCGTGTTTAGAAGGTGCCATATTCCTAAACGACTCTGACGAAATTACCAGATTTGATGCTATCTTTAACAGAACTTTGGTAAGCATCCAAGAGTCAGAAGAAAAAGCTAGGTATGGCGGCAATGTTATGACCATGACAGTCCAAGGCGATCCTGGTTCTCTAGTCCGTAGGGGTGCGTAATGGCTACTAAGTTTCCAGATATAACAGTTGACGGTGGTGCAAGCAACAGAATCAGCAAACCTGGGGGTACTAATTGGGTTCTTGATAATTTTAATATTATACAAGAGGGAGGCGGAAATTTGCTAACTGAAAATAACAAATATATGTCTCGCCAAGAGTTTAAAAATGTAGTGTGGACAACTGACGAAACTACTGGCAATGGCTAAACAAATATTTGATATATCCTCCAAGGCAGGAGCATTTTCCTTAAATAAGGATTTGTCTCCCTATGACATGCCTCCAATGTTTTTCAGTGACGCTCAAAATGCTAGGTTTGTAGACGGCAAAGCTGGTAAAATTTTAGGACATTCTCAAGTTTTAGGGACACCTTCAGTGGCTCCATTGTGGGCTACTGATTTCTTACAGGGTAGTAATAGCCTTTGGATTTACGGAGGCGCTACGTCTCTACACAAGATAACAGGCACAACCCATGCAGCTGTAACGCGCAGCAGTGGAGCCTACACTACACTATCAGGAACTTCCAATAGCTGGTGCGGTGGTGTTCTGGGCGGTGTTTTGGTCTTAACAAATGGTCTGGATGTACCTCAAAGTTTGACCCAGGCCGGTAGCGTGTTTACAGATTTGCCTAATTGGCCTTCTACCTTGAAGTGCAAATCTATTGTACCGTTTAAAAACCATCTAGTTGCTCTTAATCTTACTGACTCTGGTACAGCAAAACCTTTTACAATTAGGTGGAGCGATGCTATACCAGCAGGTGCAGCAACTAACGGTGCAGACACTTGGAACACAGGGAGTGCTGCTTCGCAATCTGCTGAGACCTCTATATCGTCAGCAGAAGGGCATATTTTAAACGCCTTACAAATGGGCAACGAGTTAATAGTTTACCTAGAGGATAGCATATACGCTCTTAATTTTGTAGGCGGTGCGTTTACCTTCCAAGTACGACAAAAGTTTAAAGATACAGGATTGTTTGCTAAAGAGGCTGTAGTTGACCTGGGCAACGGCAATCATGTTTTAATGACCACTGACGATGTTGTGTTGCACAATGGCAACAGTATTAAAAGCGTAATTGAAGACAGAGTTAGAGAGTTTTTGTTTGGAGAGATTGACTCAGGCGCTGCTGATAAAACATTTTTAGTCCATAACAAACACAAATCAGAAGTTTGGATTTGCTATCCTGCAACTAACGCTGTAAATAATTTTCCTGATTCTGCTGTTATATGGAACTACAAAGATAACACTTGGTCTACTAGAGATTTACCAAATGTCAACTACATTGCCAAAGGTGTTGTGAATCCTGTTTTGGCTAACACCTGGACAGCATCTACATCAACTTGGGAAAAGTCTACTCTTAACTGGGCGCAAGCACCCTACAACCCTGTTATCAATTCGTTACTGATGTGTGGTACAAACGATACTAAGTTTTACCTAGCAGACTCTTCAACTACATTTGACGGGACTAGCTTTTTAACAAAGCTGGAACGCATTGGTTTACACTCTGGTCGCACAGATGCTGTTAAATCTGTTACTAAGGTGTTTCCCAGAATAGAAGGAACAGGAAGTGTCAACATAAGTGTCGGCTCTGAGTTACAACCGTTCCAAGGTGTGTCCTATAATGATCCAGTGTCCTTTGAAATAGGTTCAGACTTTAAAGTAGACTGTAGAGTTAAAGGTAGATACATTGCTATTAAAATAGAAAGCAGTGCTGATACACAGTTTGAGCTATCTGGAATAGGCATAGAGGCAGAGGTGGTGTCGAAGAGATGACGGAGTTTTTAAGGTTTGATCCTTCAACCTGCCCTCAAAATTTAGAAGACATTCCTAAGTTTGTAGACGAGATGCTTTTACAGATTAAGATTGTCGTAGACCTTTTAAGAGATGGTCACTTAGACGTAATTTATGTAGAGCCTGATAAACCACAACAAGGCGATATTAGATATGCTGACGGAAGTACATGGAATCCTGGATCAGGAGAAGGAATTTATTTTAGAAATTCCGCTGGAGCATGGGTTAAATTATAAATTTGTAAATTACAAACACAACTCTTTATTTTCAAAGCTGTCTAAGTGTTATGACTATTTCGAGAAATCAATACAACGTAGTTTATGTTCTGATATTTACAATGCTAATGATCTGGTTAAACGAGTTGCTAAGGGAACAAGCGACTTATGGATTGCCTACGACAAAGATAAAAAGATTAAAGGATGTTTTGTAATTGGGTTTGCACACTATCCTCAAAGTATAGGCATATTAACAGAGGGAATTAGCGGAGAGTTTGATTTTAAAAACGCTACTCCTAAAATTGAAGAATACTATAAAGACTTAGGATATGAGTTTTGGGAAATGACAGGCCGAAGAGGTTGGGAAAAAATAATGGCTCCTTTAGGATATGAGTTTAAAACAGTAACTTTAAGAAAGAGATTATAAGATGGGCGGTATATTTAGTAGTCCTCCTCCAGCTGTTGTCCAACTACCTCAACAGTCTCAAGCAAGTGGTAGCGGAGAAGTTAAACCATACGCTCCTGTAGAGCCTTTCATTGAAACACTGTTGCCAAGGATTGAAGAAGAATTTACAGCTGATCCTGTATTGTTTCAACAATCGTTGGTCCCACAGGACACTGCTGAAACTTTAGCAGCTAGGCAGGGCTTTGCCAATCTTGGTCAAACGGCAGCAGGATTTGCTCCAGATTTTCAACAGTTGTACCAAGCTGATCTAGCCAGAGGATTGGCAGACCCTAGTCAAGACTCTTTGTTCTTGGCTGAAACAGGTACTATTGCAGACCAAGCCCGTAGATTAACAGAGCGTGATAAGCTTCTTGCCCAGCAACAAGCCATACAAGCGGGACAGTTTGGTATGGGTAGTACGGCCTTGGAAGAGCTACAGCAAAACCAAGCAAGAAACAGAGAAGAGACTGTACAGAAACAATTGGCAGAATCTCTTGGTCGAGCAGAGCAGAGACGCATAGGTGCTGCTGATAGAGCGCCAGGGTTTGCCCAGCAGCAACTACAGGCACAGCTGGCACAACCATCGTTGCAGGAAGCTTTGGGTAGAGACCTAGAAAGCAGAGAAGCTGCAAGATTGGCAGACCAAGCTAGGTTGACGCAACAGCCACAGGAAGCACAGAGAGAGCAGATGATCAACCTGACTAACCTTTTAGGCGGCTTGGCTGGTCTTGGTACTTCAACAACTTTCCAGAACCAAAGCTCTGGCTTTACCTCGCAAGGATTTGCAGGTGGGCCAAGTCCGTTCCAGCAAGTTGCTGGTTTGGCAGGTACTGTTGCTAAATTTTTCTAGGAGGTAGACATGGGTAGTATGTCATCAGATGGAGCATATGGGGAAGTAGACTACGGTGGTGGTCTTGATATGGACCAAGTGGAAAGTTATCAAAATGTCTTAGAATCAATGAGCAGTTCTGATAAAGAATTAGACATTGGTGCAGAATTAGACGACATTGATCCAGACGCTGATCTTATTGACTTCAGCAACCCTACCCGTGACGGTGCTACACCTCTGGGTGAAGCAGGACCGGGATTTGATTTTAACAAGTTATCAGGTGGTCAAGGTTCTGGGCCTAAACCATTGGGAGATAGCGGAAGTTTGAGGTTTGCCAGCGAAAAAGGCGTGACGAGGCCAGGAGGTTTTGATGGAAAAAAAAGCCCATATGCGGCCCCTAAGTACTACACTCCTCAAGGATCAGTAGAATTTCAAAAGATGGTGTCTGGATTGTTGAGTAACGTATTTGGATCAAGTATACGCAAACCCTCAATACGGTCTTTGATTTAGGAGATAATGATGGCTGAACCAAGTATGTTAGATTTAGTAAATCAATTTAAAAAAAGTAGAAATCGCAATTATGGGCTGGGCGCAGGGTTGCGGCGTCTTCCTAGTGGTCAAGTAGTACCAGCAGGAAGAATTGGAGAACAAGTTGATCAAGGACTAGGAGGATTAGTTGGAAGGAAATTAGACGAAGGCGCAAAAATACTAGAAAGAAAAAATAGTGTTGGGATGTCAGAATTTGTTAATGCAGACACACCGTTGCCACTTCCTTTGCCAGTTCGTCCTTCTGAGCCTGTCCGTGCTAATACTAGCCCACTTGTTAACAATTTTGTCAATGGTGGATCAGAGATAGACGCTGACAACATTGTTTTATCACAGTTGGGAAGCAATGCAACAGACCCAGCAAAGGCAGCCGCTGACGCTGTTAAACGTGACACTCTTCTCGGTTATAAACATGGTGGGGATTTAGCACAGTCCCAAAAACAAGAAGGCTTAATTAACGAAGCATCTGATGCAATATCAGGACTGTTAGGCAATGTTGATTTCAAAGGGTTGTTCAGAGTTTTAGCACGGCCTGAGTTTGTCGCACCAATGGGACCAGGGCAAACACCCGTGACCAATTTTATCAATGCTGCCGCTGCTGACACTACAGCGCAAGCTGCCAGCAGAGCCGCACAACAGGCAGCTGGACTAGAAGGATTCAAAGCTGAGACAGACCGACTAAAGGCACTAATGCCTGATCCTTCCAAGATGCCTAAGCTTACTGGTGAAGTTAATAAATTGTACGATCAGTTGGCATCATCTAAAAATATGGCTGAGATTGGAGACAAGATTCGGGTTTCTCTTGATAAAAGTGTTGCTGCTACTGGTGGTCCTGGGGTTGCAGCAGAAGGGCTTAGAGCAGTTGCTGCTATGTTTGGAGCAAACATTGAAGTGGAAATCGATGATATAAATCTTCGTACAGCAGAGTTAAAAAGAATGATATTAGAAGGTAAAGTATTTGGACGAGAAGCAAACAAACAAGAATTAGAAATTCTTTCAAAATTAGTACAAGGCCCAGGATTTACTAAAAACAAATCTCAAATATTAAATGCTTTAGAGTCGTTGACAAAACACGCTGAAAAAAGAAGTTTTAACGTGACTAACAGACTAAAGGCTTTTGGTATGCCTACAGACTTTACTAACAAACGTCCGTCTAATACTGGATTTATAAGAAATCAATAATTATAATAGGACAAATGTCAAATGTCTGAATTAAACGAAACAGTTACCTTAGACGATGGTTCTATTGTTAAAGTTCCCGGCATGAACAACATGTCCGATGGTGAGATTACAAACGCCTTAATAAAAGCTTTACCTGGAAAAATGGCTGGCCTTGGGTTTTTGCCAAATTTGGAACGCGAGTACAACATTAGAGACGGTGTGCCTGATCTTAACCTAAGATTTCAAGAGGCGCTTACTGCTGGAAACCCTAAAGAAATAAAAGCTGTATTTGATGACCAAGTGGGTCCGGGCAACTGGGGCATTGAGCCTTCTACTAGAAAACCATTTGTCACTCCACAGGGCCTTAGAAACTTAGGCATTGAGCCTACAGATGACCGCAAGGTATTCTTAGACGGTACAAGCACAGACATATATGATCTCACCGCTGATGCCACTAGGGAGATAGCCATAGGTGCTTCAGCAGTGGCAGCTGAGTTGGCTTTGCCTTTTGTCCCTGGTAGTTTTTTACTAGGTCTGGGTGCTAGGGCTGGCGCTGCTGGCGCTGGTGGCACTGTTGCCTCCTTAGGCCTTGAAGGACTACAAGAGCTACAAGGTTACAATAAAGAATCGGCAGTTGAGGTTTTAAAAAACGCTGGCACAGAAGGTGCCTTTATAGGTGCCGCTACGTTTGCCCTGGGCGCTCCCTTTGCCGCATATGGCTCTATTGCCAACAGGGTAAAGGCAGCTGCTAAAGAAGTTGATCCGGATGCGCCGCCCGTCACTAACACAACTGTACAAGAAATGGTAGAGGCACAGCAAAGGGTTGCTGGAAGAGTTGGCGAAGAAGACGCTATGCTGTTAAGCATTCGCACTATGATCAACGAAGATGGAGCTATTGTAGGAAACTTGTTTAGCAAGATGGAAGGCATTGGAGCCAAACAAGCAGGAGATCAGTTTGCTGCTCGTGCTGGCAGTATAGTAGACAAATACCGTAGCGCCTACCTAGCATCTATCAGGGCGGGTGACGATGAGATTGTTACCTTACAGAAGCTAAAAACTGCTCTGAGCAAAGACGAGCAAGATATGCTAAAGAACACTGTCCGTAGTATTCAACAGTTTGACGAAACACCTTTGGGCAAGGTTGGGACAGCAGGGGAAACACTGCGAGGTTTTAAAAACTTTGCACAACAGAAACTTACAGAGCAATACAAAGCTGGTCAGAAAGCGTTTGACGGTGATGAGTACTACGGTCAGTTTGCTTCTATGGGTGGTAGGGACGTTACTAACAAAGAGCTATCTATTTTGTTAAACCGTATATCAGACGATACAGGAATACTAATAGACGATGTTGTAAATGCTTTTGGTCCTGGAAATCCTTTACATTCTCGTATTATTTCTCGCGTTAAACTTGATCAGAAGACAGGCCGTCTAAAGCCGGTAAAGGGAAAAAAGAACAAAAAGACTGGTGATCGTCCTGACAGAGGGAGGGGTACTGCAATTACCGCTGGAGATTTGCTAGAAGCAGATCAAAGAATGCGTCAAAAGTCTTTTAAAACATCTTCTGCTAACGAAGCTAGAGTAAATTTAGAAATGTCTAAATCTTTAGTCGATCAAGTAGAAAACCTTAACATTGCTCCAGCTGGATTTAGAAGCCAACTTAAAAAAGTAAACAGCGAGTATTCTCAGTTTGTCTCTCCGTACCGTGGTAAGAACGGATTGTTTGCACAGGTTGCTCAAAGACCACAGGCAGATGCTCAGAAGTATCTTTCTAGTTTTGTTTCTGGTAAAGAAGGCGCAGAGTTTTCAAAGTTGTTAGACGATCTTGACAAAGCTTTTGGTCCTAACGCTGTAGGCGGCAAACTTGGGTTAGACACAAAGGATGATATTCTTTCATCTATTGGTGTTAATTTTATTAGAGAAAACAAGCTTGACATTGTAAACGCTGCTAATCCCTCAGCTGCCGCTAAAGCCGCTCTTAACAAAATTAACAATATAGAGACAACAATTAAAAAACAGATGGGCGGCGGGGTTAAATCTAAACAAGCTACCAATCAGATTTTCAGAGGCAACGTGCTTAAAGAGTACAAAAAGCTACTGAAGGACGTTGCCAATGGTCGTCCTGCACAAGTTGATAAAGCCCTTGCTGAACTTGGTATGACCATGAGCTTTAAGGAAGCTGGTCAATTTGTCAACTCTGTAAACAGTGTTGCTATGAATTTGTCTAAAGCTGACCTAGACTCATTTGCTACACAATTGAGAGCATTGGAAGAGGTGTCTCCCGACAGTGCCAAGTTTGTCAGGGACATGCTTTTTACAGATAACTATAGCAGGTTGTTTAAAGCTGTCGAAGCTCAAGACCCCAAGGCCAGACTGCTGGGTATTAAACAATGGGCAGACGATTGGACAGCAGCTAAGTTAAACAATGCTGAAAATATGCGTTACATTTTTGGAGACGAGTTGTTTAAAGGTGTGGATGACTTTGCCCTAAATATGAAAGGCGCTTTAAACATAGACCCCGTTGCTGGAGCGTTGTCTGTATCCGAAGATGTCGTAGGAATTGGAAGAAAAGTTATAAGTGGCAGCATAGGAGCCTTGCGAAAACCCCTTAGTTTTATTTTCTTCACTCGTCAGTTTGCTCCTGGAACAGCGTTGCATACAAAAATGGTACAGGGTTTACAATCTGGTAAAACAGCGGCTGAGATTACCAAAGAACAATCAGGCGCTGCTTTGAAAATGATGGACAAAGCGCAAGATTATGCTAAGGGGGTTATGAACGCCAGGGATGGTCTAGTTGCTGCCTCTATAGCCAACTACCTAGGCGAAGTAAACCAAGCGTCTCCTACAGAGGACGAGGTGCCAACTGTCAGGCCTCAGAAGATACAGGTACAACAGGAAGCACCACAGCCAGCTACGCAGGGCCTACCGCAAGACGTAGGCATAGCTGCAATACAACAGATAGCACAGATGCTGGGCGGCACAGGTGAAGCCGCATTGGCCCAAGGTGCAGCAATGGCAAAGGAACGATAGTATGCTTTTGGCAGATATGATTGATAGTCTTTTAGGAAACCCAGTTGAAAGGCCCAAGTACGAAAGCCTTTTGGCTGATGATAGGGATAGTAGGCTTGCTTCAAGGCCTAAAGAAAAACCGCTTGCCCCAAGGCCTAAAGAAAAGCCTGTTCCTACAGCCTTTAAATACTTTGACAAAAATGTGGCGGGAGAAGAGCTAGGGGAGAGCGACAGAGGGAAATACTACGACGAGGAAACTGACAGCTACAGGGTATACCAACTTAAAGGGGAAGATAGGCCTACAGTTGGGAAGGGGGTTTACTTAAACGATGCGGCCCTTAAAAGATTAAATTTATCCGAAGTTCCCTCGGTAGGGCAGCTTATACCTGCAAATGTTATTGACCAACTTGCTCAAAATAGATGGATGGCGGCTGTAAAAAGAGCATCTAGAGAACTAACTGGTACTAAAGGTGAGAAGTCTATAGGACCACTTGCTGAAATGATATACCAAATGGGTAGTCAAGTTGTAACTCCAGGAAAAAACAATAAAAAATACTTTGGAGAAACTTTAAAATCTCTTAAACTTGGTAATTTAGAAGAAGCTAAAAAACATGCGAAAAACTCCACATGGTACAAACAGACAACCAATAGGGCTAATCGTGTTATAGGTAGATTTGGCCGTAGTAAACTATAATGGATGGCTCAATTGATCTTAGGCTGGTGGTAACACTGGCAGGTATGCTAGTGTCTGTAGTAGCGGCCAGTGCGGTAGCTAAGATGCAAATCAAGGTTATCCTGGAAAGGCTAGATGATATGGAGCTAAGGTTTCGCGTCTTAGATTCCACCACTGATAAACAAGAGACCAGCATTGAAACACTGGGACAACGCATGTCTATCCTGTCCGGTATGTTATCCCCTGACAATCTCAGAAGAGATCACATGACATTGGCAGAACTGTTAACAAACGTGAGACAAATGCAAGACGACATAGCCCACCTAGAAAAGATGCACAATACT